TTTGTGTAACGTTAACATTCGCTAGGTTGAAAGCACCGCTAATGGACAGAGAGCCTTCAACAGTTAAAGACCCCGCAACCGTACCGCCAGTTAACTGAAGGTAATAATTATTAAAATATTGTTTGGTATTTGTAAACGTTAATTTTTTATTTTTTAGTCCCGGATCAACTTCTGCAACATCTACGACCATGAGAAGGTCGTCGTCATTGATATTTGACGAAGAAATTGCAGGAAGTTCTGTTATCCGCCTATTGGCCACTACGCAAGCACAAATCCTATAAATTGAATTATAGGAGACCTGTGTTTAAGCTATTTAACTCGAATTTCAAGGCGCGGAATCATGTTTGATACGAAGTTCCAGCTGGCTTGAACACCTGTGACAAGACCGCAGGCAATGGCAAAGACAAGAATTAATTCGGCCACTGTTAAATTACGACGTACATACACCACTTTTGAAGGCGGTGCATACGGAACATTTCCTTGAGTCGCGCCAGGTTGGGACATGACTTGTTGAATGGCCATTTCACGGGCACGGGCCTTCATGGCCTCCAAGGCTTGCGGTGTGATCTCATTAAAACCAGACATCGGCTGGGGGGCTGGCGGAGTGCTTGGCGAAACCTGTTCGTCCATGGGATGCAAAACATTTGAAAATACACTAGCATTTTAAAAAGTTTTGAAGAGAATGGCTTACGGAATTCGGAAAGGATTAGAAGATATTGCACGGGAACTCAAGGGAATCAAAAATATTTTGAGTTCGATGTGGAATGTTCAATATCAAAACGACGGCGCCAAGGCAATTAACCCAGAACTGTTTGCAGATGAATATCTTTCAACAGAGGAATGCGCCCGTCGCCTGAATGTATCGGACCAAACAATTCGCAACTGGATCTCCATGGGGCGCAGCAATCCTGAAAAGGGTTGGAAGGAAGGGATTCAATACGTCAACATCATGGTAGATCCCACCAAGAAGGCGGTGATTCGAATCCCTTGGAACGCGCTGATCCAATCGTTTGCCAATAACCGCAAGGTCGGTTTAACCGATATGTATGGCCAGCCGAGCATGTATCAGCTGCACCGTGAGGCATTAAGGGAGTAATGGCGCATCGTTTTAAAAACATTGACATTTCAGCGGTGACGCTTGAAAATCACCGGGAGCTTTTGCCGGAATCTCTGTCGCAACAACTTGCTATGTTCTTGCCTCCCGAAGGGTCCTTTGATGACGGCTGCTTGAGAAGATATTTGGAAAACCTTAAGAACTACGAAGAGGAGGATGCGAATCTTGGAATGACGCTAGCGAATCGTCTTCGGCTTGCGTTTCGAGATTTGAAGCCAGATACTATTTGCAGTAAATTCCCACAAGCGGAATTGCCGCTGAAAAGACGCTTGCGATGTGTAGCGGAATACTTGATTCGATCCGGTGAATTTGACAAATTAAAAGACGAAAAAGGAAAACTAATTAAAAAACGTGGGAACTTAGGGAAATTAGTGGTAATCTACGAACCTCTCCCAAAACTTTTAGAATCGTTAGTCAAGCAGGGGTTGATTGAAAAATGAACAGACGCGAAAAACTTGTTGCTTCGGTCATCGGCCCTGATCTTGACAATACCAAAGCCAAGATGCTTGATGCCACCATTAAGTTAATTCTTGGCGACATGGGGCAGCAATACTTCAAGCTGTGGCAACTCGAAGGACCTGGCGTCATGGTCTTCCAGCCTGAAGACAAAGGGCGCTCAATGTTTTACTGGACACTCAAGGAAATCCATTCGGCCCAGGAAAGTTGTGAAAAAGAAAATAACGGTGATCTAGCCGAAAGCTTTCGACGCATTTTGGAAGCAGCACAAAAGATTGATCCGGAAGAAAAAGCTGGTTACGTCATTAATGATGCAGAAGGAATACGTTATTTTGAAATTGATTACAACAAGACAACAGAAAAGTAATGGGTCTTGCAAGCGTTTATAAAGGTCTAAATGAAGACCGCGAATGGATCAGCAATTACGATTTGATTGCATCGGCGCATGAGCTGATGGGTGGCATCGAGCTTGACCCTGCAAGTTCCAAGGTTGCCAATGAACATGTCAATGCTGAAAAGTTCTATACACCTTTGGACGATGGACTAAACGTTCAAGAGTGGTTTGGGAATGTGTACTTGTTTCCTCCCGCTGGCGCATACTTTTTTGACAAGAAGAATGAGCGATGGAAAAAAACTAGGGCTTCTTCTCCGTCTTTGTCCTCGTCCCATGCCGTATGGTTTCGTCGTCTCTACAAAGAATGGTTAAAGGGGGAAGTAAATCAAGGGCTTTATTTTACCAACTGCCCTGACATGATTCGTTACGAACAGAAGATCTTTGATTTTCCTGTTTGCATCTTGCGTACTCCACCTATTTTGAATTGCAATTCAAGCACGGGAATGACGCGGAAGCGGACCTGTACATCATTAGTTGTTTACCTTCAGCCCCAGGGAGATGCAAGTGCCGCAACTGAGAAATTTATCAAGATCTATTCTCCAAAAGGGCGTGTTTTAGTTTAGATTTAACACCTGACAATCCAAGACTTATGTCTGTTCTGGCCGACTGGGAAATCAAGAAACTTGCGGAAGAAGAAGAGATGATCTCTCCGTTTCAAGATCGTCTTATCAGTGAAAAAAACGGACAAAAGATCTTGAGCTATGGATTGAGTTCCTACGGCTATGACATTCGCTTGTCTCCCAAGCAATGCTTAATTTTTGGCAAGGTTCAATCCGGTGATTGTGACCCCAAGGATTTCGATGAGAACATCTTGAAGCCTGCCGAATTGCTGGAAGACGAGAAAGGCCAATATTTTTTACTGCCGCCATACGGCTATTGTTTGGGTGTGGCCCAAGAGCGATTGAAACTTCCGCGTGATGTAACCGTTGTTGCTGTCGGCAAGTCAACCTATGCTCGCTCTGGGATCCTGGTCAACATCACACCCGCCGAATCAGGCTGGGAAGGTTACTTGACTTTGGAAATCAGCAACTGCACCGGACTCTTTAATCGCATTTACGCTGACGAGGGGATTACACAATTGCTTTTCTATCGCGGAAACCCGTGTCATGTCACCTACCAAGATCGCAAAGGCAAGTATCAAAACCAAGAAAAGCAAGTGGTGTTTTCTCGGGCTTAATTAACCAAACGGACGGCCAAATCTAGGTTGGGGCTTGTTGGCATAATTTGTGCCACCGCCCCTTCCGAAGCGATCACCTTGACTTGGTAGGGTGGTACCAGCGATTGAAGCTTCTGTCCTGGGCGTTTTGCCGCGAATGGTCGGCTCGTTGACTAAAGCTTGTTGGCGAAACTTACCAGCGCTTTTTGCGGCTCGCATGAATTTGGCAATACGACTTTGATCGTCATTGATGGGGGCAACATTTCCCCTTTGTTCAGGATCAACGCGACGCAAGTCGGTGTCGTAAGCTTGTTCAGGCCTTAAGTCAGATACCTCGGCTCCGGACGTACCAGAGAACTGCCGAGGATCATAGCGGGAGCTGTATACATCTGCCATGTTAATATTGTAATTGAAGGTATATAAAACCTATATCCCATGCACGGCGCTGCTGGTTTCTTAGATAGTTTTGTACAAGACGAAGTTCGTTGTCGTTGTCTGACAGAAGAGGACTTTGGTGCCCCTCTGGACAATGCAGAGAACGATGTTCCGTTGTACGATATGTACAACCGTGGATTAGCAGCATGCGAGCAGGGACTCGAGAGAACGAATCTGGCATTGGAGGGGATGGATCGGCCAGGGAAGACCGGTTATATTCCGAGCGTGGAAGAAGCGAGCCGGTATCCTGGGACGCTGCCGATGCCGAAAGCAAAACTATTGGTTCTTCCTCCAGCGGATCAAACGAGCGAGGGCGCTCTGTCAGCGAAGCGCCGTGGTTTACTCCGGTAGAAGAATCTGAGTGTAAAGACGGTGTTTGCCCGGTCCCCTGGCTGACAAAACCGATTATTCAAGAAGATGTAGTCAACCATCCTTCCCATTACACGGAAGGTGGTGTTGAGTGTATTGAAGCAATTGAAGCACAATTAAGCCACGAAGAATATCGCGGTTATTTAAAAGGGTGTATTGCTAAGTATGTGTGGCGAGAGCGCCATAAGGGCGGCTTGGAGTCCCTTAAAAAGGCAAGGTGGTACCTTGAGCGCCTTATTGAATTAGAAGAGCCTGGTTAGGCAACCTGAAACGGGTCGTCGTCTTCGTCTTCGTCGTAGTCAGCTGCGAAACAGGCGGCGGCCAGTTCGGCCAGCTCTAATTCCGTGGGAACATCCATGTCAAGTTGGATGTTTTCATCTGCCAGTATTTCTTTGACTGCTTGCCACTCAAGCAACCGCTGGTGATACAGGTTAAGCAGGGCAATCCTTAATTCGTCCCAAGTCATTTCCTCAGACTGGATTTCTGCTTTTCGCATGGCGAATTGCAGCTCTAAAGGAAGTTCAAACCCTCGTGCTTCGGCTGATCGCTCCATGGATGACCTGAGTCTATTCAATGATTCTAATCCCAATCTTCAGTAGATAAAATAGAACGATGTTTGGAATTTAAATTCCAGGGGTCAGAAACGATGTCAAATTCGTTTGCAAATTCAGCCAGCAAATAGGGATTCACGTTTTTTTCCAGCTTGCGAATAGCATTGACTTGCCTTTTGGATGCTGTGTAATTCCGAAATGCGGTCAATAAAACCTCTGTGGAACTCCAGGGACAATCCTCTACTTCTGATAGGAACAACTCAACTTCTTCCCTGCGTCTATCAATCAGACCCCCAATGACACGATGGTCTTCATCAAAGATCCAGCGTGACATTTCTGCTGCAACACCATACCAATTTTCATTTGCAATGCAGTCGATCAGTTCGGAATACAAGAATGGTTGCCAACCGATGGAATGCACAAAAGAAACAAGTGCTTCTTTCATGGTTGGCTCTAAGATTAAATTAATTTTTTCTAAATCTTCGCTGATATTTTGTAATTCATATTCCAGGTATTCCAACGCTTTCTCTTTGGTGCAACAGTGCCCTCTTAAAACGGGCGAACCGTCAGGGTAAAATTGAGTTCCATAGCCAAACGTATAGGGTGCTCCTCCTGTTTTGGAGTCTGAATACGCTTTTTCGCTGAAACCTTCGTAATTGCGAATTAATTCAATTGCGCGAAAAAAAGATTTCATGGGGGTAACTATTATTACCCCCAATCATACACAATTTATTTACCTTGACCGCGCATCTTTTTGCGCCCGTGATTAGGCAAAGAATGTTGACCCTGACCTTGACGAGTCTTCTTAGGCCTGGACTCAAGTTTGACTGAAGAGCTGCTCTTTGGTTTTGCCATGGTATTGAAATGTGGCTTGCGTATGCTACATCAAAAATTCGTTGTCACCACTTTACACGATGAGACCAATATCTAGCCGACATGATGTCAGGGTTAGCGTCTTGGGCATTGTGGCGAGCGTAATAAGAACGCCTTCTCGCCTTGTCTTTCTCTGTTTTAGGGTTTTTGCCGGCGCCTTCCACGCCTTGCTGGCCGAATCGAATAATCTTTTCCTCCCCGCCTTTACAAGCTTTAACCACATGTGATTTTGTGGGGTGCCCAGGGGTGCGCTTGGGCTTGTTGCACGCCATCTTATCTTTTGCAAGCTTAGCTGCAGATGCTGCTTTTTTGCGTTTTTCAGACATTAGAAACCTTTGAACATTGAAGTAAATTCACCAAGAATTTGTTGACCAGATTTTGATTTCTGGTAACCTTCTTCTTCATCGTCTGTGCCTAATCCTAGTTTAAAGTAACTATCCAAATCAGGGGAAGACGTTGTAGTTTTAGAGGTTGTCGTTGGTTTTGGCTCATCAAAAAAGCTTTCAATTGTACCAAGGGATGCAAAGGGATCACTTAAGTCCAAGCCATAAGTTTTAAGCGCTTCGTTGGATCCAGCCTTTGTTAATAATGTTTGTTCTGATCGATCTAAATCAGGGAAAAACTTTTGGTAAAACTCATCTTCTGTACCTTGGTAACCAGCACTTTGGAATGTTTTAAATAGTTCAGTTTGTGGTTTAGACATCTCATCTTTATAATCTTCCGGTCTTTCAATATATGTCAAACCAAGTATTTCTTGGGTGGGTTTTTGCCTTTTTTCGTTTAAGTATTTAATTTCAGATCTAATTTCTTCTGCCGTTCCAGTGCGGAGAGTGTTCTTAATATATTCTTTTAATTCTTCGACGGTTCCTTTGAAGTCTGTTAAACCATATCGTTTTAAAACTTCGTCCCAGGTGCCTTTATCATTCGGATCTAAACCCGCAAGCATTTGGTCGGCAAATTCATCTGGTGTAATAAATTGACCAAAAACAGATCCTTGCTTTAAAGCCTCTTCTTTCAAGGCTGGAAGTATATCTTTATAAATTTGATCTGTAACTTTAGAGGAATTTAGAATGTCGTCAGCGGAATCGTAGCCTCTACTTTGACCTTTAACCTGGAAATGCATGCGAGCAAATTGTTCTTTATTGTTTAAATCAATTCCAAATCGATATGCTTGTTGAGCCCAATAAGTATCTCCTTTTTTAGCTGTTTCCCAGTCTGAATTAACCGTGTTTGCTTGATCAGCGTACGCAGTTGCTTTTGCTGTGTTTCCAGAGGGATTAAAGTAGAACTCAGAGTTAAAATAACGATCCGGTGTTTTACTGATACTATCTAAGTATGCTTTAGAGCGCAAATCTGCAGTAAGCTTAGCAGCGTTTACAATATCTTGTGTTTGAAAGGGGTTTTGCTCTTCTTGGCGAACATCTAAATACTCAACAAATTCATTCATTGAACGAGATTCATCAAAGCGCGGTTGAAGATATTTTTCAATAAATTCTTTAGCAAAATTTGCATCGATGTCGAGCATTTGCTGAACTTCGCCTGTTGTATAACCAAGCTTTTGCGCCTTTGAGTATTTCTCCTTAAGCGTGCTATCAAACCATTGTTGCCAATTGTATGTTGCGTTATTTTGAACGCCAGTGATTCCCCGGAGGTTTTTAAGCAATGATTCTTCAGCTTTACCTGCAGACGTAAAAGAGAGTACTCCCCCAACCCCACTATCACCAAGTATTGAATCGGACAGTGTTTGATTAATATCCATGATTTCACTAAAGCCACTAAAGCCTCTCATCAAATCGAGCATTTGCTCTTTTTGTTTTGCTTTTGTAATTTCAGCAATAGTATCCTTCAAGACGTTTTGAGCTAAAGCGCCGAATTTTTTCACATCAACCTGCGCTTTCTCGCCAACTGCTTGATTGAGTGCATCTTCTAATTCTGTGATGCCATAACCGGCATTGGCGTTGTAGTTGAAAGAAATTTGTTTGTCTTCTGGTCTTTGGGAAAGGCGGAATAATGCGGCAAAATCATCCTTGTTATTGACATCCAAATAATTCTTTTTTGCAAGGTCGTCCCAATAAGGGTCACCGTTTTTAGCTTTATTCCACTCTTCAGCAATCTTTGGAACGTTCAACAAGCGATCTGTTTGTGTTTGTGTGTCCACGCCTAATTGCAAGGCGCGAACAGCTTGAAGGTCTGCATCTGTTGGTTTTTTTTCTACATACGAAGTAGCAGCGGAAGTGGCTTCCGGAGCGTTGCCGCGCAACCCAGCTGCTTTGCCTTGAGTCGTGTAATGCTGAAGATAATATCCATTTTCGCCGTATCTTTCCGTAACGTCAATATCGTCATTGGCGACCGCATTTTTCCACGCTTCTTCTACCTGCGGGTTTGTTTGTTTGTAATATTTAGGATCAAAAGCTCCATACAAAGGTTTAGCTCCCAGGTTTGTGTCCCAGGTTTGTAATTTTTCTGTCCTATAAAACGTTTTATACTGCTCTTCTAAATCTTTCTTTAACGCGGGATCAACGTTGCCGATGTTTATTAGTACCTGGCGTTGGATTGTGTAATCACCACCACGAGTTGAATTTGCAGTAGCAATAGTAGTGTCGTACGCTTGGTTTTTATATGTATTGGTTTGGTTAATTGCAGCGTTACTTGCGTTTTCTTTTCTATTTAATTCGTTAACACGAATATTATCGGGAAGGGGTGCGCTTCGTGTTTGATACTCGTCCCTTCCGACGCAACTACCCCAAAAGTCCCTTACATCGCATCTATCACTAGTCTTAACAGAATAGTTATAAGACTCAGGATAATCAGTTTTTAAATTGGTGGGATTATCGGTTTTTTCGTATGTGACTTTCCACTTTCTGGAAGCAGGCTCGTAATAAATGCCCATTATTTTTGAAGGGATTTTTCCCAGCTGTGTTTTTCTACAAGGTAAGTTTCAGTAAACTTACGGACTTCAATCATTTCATCATACCCTTGGGTTAACAAAGCCACCGCTGGATAGAGTTCATGTATTAACTCTCGGTAAACATGAGCATAAATGCGTTCAGTATTGGTGCCTTTGCAAAGGTGGTTGGCCTGTTGCCATGCGCACCAACCCAGTGTTTGAAACGGCTGTAGTGTTTTAATATTTTCTTGGTAAAACGGATTGCTCGGTATCCGAGTAAATAAAAGCTCGAAAACATCCATTAAGTCTTGGTTGTCATACCTTCGGTCTTGGTCGTAAACGTTATCAATGATGCGACAACAGTAGCCAAGTTGTATTAAATAATCCAAAGCATCCTTGTTATTACCAGCTGCAAGCTGAGCCCCTTTCATTGCAGGGGCTGTATCAACAAGCCATTCAGCGAAGGACATTAACTAGCCGCTGTTATTGCGTTATCACACACAGTATACAAAAAAATGTCAATCACATCTTGTGACATCCAGGCTTTAATACGGGTGTACTTTTCTTCCGTGAAATAAGATTGTTGGCGATACCACTCTTCCATCTTCGCGCTTGCTTTATTTGTGTTACAACGACGACAAGCGGGGATCAAATTAGTTCTATTGCTTGAGCCAGAACGAAACCGTGGGATAATATGATCCAGGGAAGTGGCCTCTTCTCCGCAATAACCACATTTGCAATCCCAGGCGTCGTAAATAGATTGTCGATAACGTTTCTTTGCTAACTTTGGAGTTAATTCAATGAGCAGGGCGAGGGGATCCTGTTCACTATTGAACATACTCTTTGGTTGCCGTTATCTTATTTTAATTTCTCCTATCTTGTATCAAGAAGCAACATAAAGCCAAAAAATTTGTTAAGGCTCTTGACGCCTGCGTCTTTTTAGATACGGTGTATGAGTACGCGTTTTTCCGCGCCATGACCAAAAATACTGGATGGGTCTCCGTCCAAAAGGCAGAAGAGCTCTTGGGGCTTGACCGCAAGACTCTCTTTAAGTACCGCGATGACGGCACCCTGAAGTTGGGGCCGCATTTCGCTGCCTTTCCTGAGACCCGTTCACGGGACAGCTATCGCTGGAACGTAACCGCCGTCAGAAAGCACCTGCAAAAACAGAAGATGCTTGCAGCCGCTTGACAGGTTTGCAATTGGTTTTGCGTATGCGATAGGCCAGTAACAAATCAGTAATATTCAAACGAATTTGCTGATAAGAAATGGCCTTGTAAAGGGAAATTTCAAGGGGATTCCAGCAGCTCTGCAGATTGCGGGGCTGCTTTTTCTTTAATGAAAACAAAATAACCCATTGCGGATGCAAAGGTTTAATAGGACGTTTTTTGGAAGAAATTAGAATTGTGGCGTCGGTCCCCCAAGAGAAGCCCATCAATTCTTCTGGCTTTAGACCATAGGTAGCAACCATGCCGTAGAGCCAAGCTACGTCTTTAGTTTTTGGATTGGAGATCAGCTGGAAGTACTCGTCCACAATCCGCTGATCCACTGGCGGTTGGTGAGTCATGACTATGACGAGTGGGTAACCGCACCATATAAATGCGCGGGGTCCACACGCAAGAGATAAAAGAAATCTTAATGAGTCTTAGGTGACTCCATTTAATTTTACAATATATTAAGCTGGGTTGACACCGCTTGCAAAGGCTGCCCACGCAAGGCCGATTGCCTCCATGGTCGATAACTCCCCAGAAGCATAGGGAAGATGAA